TGCAGCGACGGGACAGGTGGGCACGGTGGGACTGGCCGTGTGGGGCGTAGAGCAGCTGCAGAACGACAGCTTTGCCGAGGGGCAGGTGATCTGGGCCAGCGGGGACACGGGCTCGATGGTGGGTGCGTGTTTGACGGTGCCTTCAGCGCAGGATGCGGCGTGCTGCATTCTGAATCAAGGCTGGTACTCCTTCCAAGTGGCTGACAATGGTGGCTCGTTGACGGAACAGAACCGCAATAGTGTGGCATTTTCATCGGGGGATTGGATCGCAATCACGCGCTCGGGTGCGCAGACGTTTCAGTGCTATTCCTCGAAGGACGGCACGACGTGGACGGCGCGTGGCACGCCGCAGACCGTTACCACGATGGATCCTGGCGGCGTGCCGGGCTTTACCGTGACCAGCAACGGTAAGAGCCTTGACCAGTGGAAGGGCGGCTTGGGGGCGACGCCATGATCTGGCGCTTCCTCGTGCTCTTGCTGGCCGCGCCCGCGTGGGCGCAGCTGAGTCCGGGGCCGACGTCGGTGGGTGGTGGTCCGGCCTACAACGTGAATGCAGCGGCAGTAGGGGCACCTGTTGTCGTTCCAGCGGCGGGCGCATCGGATGTGAACTGTCCTGCGACGGTTCCGACGACCAATACGCAGACGACACAGCAGGACAATCTGAACGCATCGATCACCTGTGCCACTCCGTCGCGGACGACGAGTGTGTTGTCCGTCTCCTTCTTCGCTGCCTCTGGCACTACTGGCTCGAAGATGAAATGCTCAGTTTACACCTTCCCGGCAGGCTACGTCGCGGCGACCACCTCGGTTCCGAAGGTGGCAGCGGGCTGTGATACGACCGAGTGGGTCGCGCCTGGAGCGACGACAAATGCCTGGATCACGCTTACTACGACGGGCAGCTGCCCACTCGCCGCGAGCACGCGGTACATGATCGCGTGCAACCAAGGTATATCCCCCTACGCCATCGGCTACAACAATACCTCCTGCACCGTTGGGGGCGTGCAGTGTAATCAGCAGCGCAATAGCCAAGTTTACACGACGACGCCGCTGCCCGACCCTTGGACGGCGAATAATCAGGGCACCGCGAGTTTTGGCTTTTACATGACGGTGCAGTGATGCATCCGGTAGCACTCGTACTCCCACTCTGTTTGCAGAATATCGGGGACGCGATCGTGCTGGCACCGACGTCACCCGCGAACATGAACGGCGCGATTGATTCTTCCATGGAGCCTTTGGGGCCGATTTTCATCGATCATCCGACTACCGTGGGACAGGATCAGGTAAACACGAATGTGCTGGCGGAAACCGGTCAGCTGGAACTCCACGCGGCTCCACAGTTTCGGATTGGCTTCGATCTCACGGTGCGGACGACTATCCTCGCCATGGCGGTGAGCTACGGCCTCACGGATCGCCTCGATGCGAGTCTCGTATTGCCGATCATTCAGGAGCAGGTTGATGCTCAAGTGACCATCGGGCCATTCGCCGGGCACACGGCATTCTCCGCAGCTGGCGTGAGTGATCTGAGCGTGCGGTTGAAGTACCGATTTTATCCGCATCTGGCTGCGACACTGCAAGCGATCTTTCCAACCGGCGATATGACGCGTGGCTTCGGTACCGGGAATTACTGGCTAGTGCCGGGACTGGCTGCTGATCTGCCGCTCGGGAAGCGCGTGCTGCTCAATGCGCAGGTGGCGGGGAACGTGAACCTGTCGGACGCGAACCACTCTGGCATGAACTACGGCGTTGGCATCTCGACGCGAGTAGGACCGGTGGCGTTGGTGGCGGAATTTCTCGGGAGTGTGGGCGTGCAGAATGCGCTCACGCTCTTTGATGTCACGTACGGTGACGGTGCGACGCTCGATCTGGCCTTTGGAATCCGAGCACCACTCCCGCACGGCTTCGTGGTGTTCGCGGCGGGAACCTATGCGCTCGATCACGATGGCATTCGCCCTGCTGGTGTGTCTCCCGTGTTGGGCATCGGCTGGAATGTGCCATGACATGACGCTGCACCTCGTCAAGAAGTGCAACCTGTGCCCGGCGGCTCCCGGACCAACTGGCCCGATGGGACCGATCGGCCTCACGGGGGCGGCTGGACCCCCGGGCTCGCCAGGAGCCACAGGAGCCCCGGGCACGCCGGGAGTGGCCGGTGACACTGGCCCCCCGGGTCCGCAGGGCTCTCCGGGGCTCCCTGGCCCTCCAGGGGCCACTGGCGTCGCCGGCCTGCCGGGGCCGACTGGATTCTCTGGCCCTACAGGGCCGACGGGACCGATCGGGCCGGCGGGGGCGATTCTGGCACGGAGCGAGAGCACGGCGGTGCTTCGGCCCGGGACGAGCGATCTGGTCACGGCCACCTCGGAGTGTGAGCCCAGCGAGCAGGTGATTGGCGGGGGCGTGCGAGTCGAGACGTCGGATCCGATGGACGTGGATGCCTATCGCCAGCTGCAGAGCGGGCCGACGGCAACGGGCTGGATCGGGCAAGTCGAGCCAGTCCGGCGGTTCAGTCCGGACAGCGTGCTCACGCTGACGGTGACGGCGTACTGCCTAGGGGTATAGGCCGGTGCAGCCATGGACACAAAAGCGGTGGATCGTTGGTTCGAGCGACTTCCGACGCCGACGCACTGCCGGTACGGACATCCGTTCGATAGCTGGCGAAAGCGGCCAGGCGATAAACGAGGACGCTATTGCTTGCAGTGCAATCGGGCATCGTTTCGGCGTTGGTACACCATGCATAAGCGAAAGGAGCGCCCATGATTCAGCGTAAGTATTTCTTCGATGCCATGCGGGCCTCGCTCTTTGGCTCGTACACGCAGTCGCAGGTGGACGGCTTGAATGTGTTTCTCGACTGGCACGACGAGGAGATGCCGCCGATTCCTGAGCGCTACCACTTGGATGATCGTTCGTTCGCGTATGTGCTGGCTACGACGTACCACGAGACCGGTGCGACCTTTCAGCCGATCAAGGAGTGGGGGTCCACCAGTTATCTCAAGAGCCAGCCCTACTATCCTTACTACGGACGAGGCTACGTGCAGCTGACCTGGCAGGCGAACTACAAAACGCAGGACGAGAAACTCCAGCTGGGCGGGAAATTGGTGAGCACGCCGGATTTGGCACTCGATCCTACCATCGCACTCAAGGTGATTCTGGGCGGGATGGTCGATGGTGACTTCACGGGCAAAAAGCTGGGGGACTTTTTCACGGCGCAGTTAACGGATTGGTACGAGGCGAGAACGATCGTGAATGGGCACGATCGCGCCACGGATATTGCCAACTATGCCGTCGCATTCTGTGACGCGATTACGTACCTCTGATGAAATGGATCGTATCCAACATTTGGAACAGCTTCGTCAGATGGTTATCGCGTATCTGGAAGCCAAATTCCGGGACGAAGACTGGCACGGCGTCTGTGACGCCGCCACCGACCTCCGAGAAATCGACGCCGAACTCCGAGGCATCCGGGGACGGACATGACGAACGGTGAGTGTCCCAACTGCGCTCTGCTGCGGGAAGAACTCGTGGTGGTCCGGGCGGAGCGTGAGAAGCTGATGGATCGGCTGATGGCCGCGCTCTCGCCGGCCGCCTATCAGGCGTTCTCCGGCGTGCCGGCGGCGGGGCAGACGGTCAGCGGGACGGTGAACACCGTGGTGGATGCGCAGGGGAACGTGTGGGTCGAGGTAGGCGGGAAGCTGGTTTCGCAAGCCGACTGGCAAAGGCTAGCGGCTGGAGCAGTCTATCTGGATGAAACGGGGCGACCCGTGGCAGCAGAAGAAGTAGATCGGGCGATGGACAAGCTGGGCGAAATGCTCGGAGGAGGGAAGACATGAAGCGGATTCTCGGAGCGCTCCTGCTGCTCATCGCGGCGCAGGCGCAAGCGGCGATCGTGTGGACCGTGACCAAGCCATCGGACTGTACGGCGGCGGCAGCGCCCTCGGGCTGCTGTGTCATCGCGGCCCCGGCGGCAAATCCGGCGTGCTTGCTGCGGAACACGGCGGGGACGATCACCTCCATGCGTGCTGATCTGCGCTCGGATGGCGGTACCTACACGAGCGGCGGCGACACGCTGAGCAGTACGGCGCTGGGTCTGCTGGGACTCACCACGGTCCAGTATGCCAACTGCTGGATCAGCAACGGTGGTGAGGTGATCACCACAGTGGACGTGACCGGGAAGCTGGTCAAGTTCCGTATCTGGACGACGTCGGGCACGGAACAGACGGCGGCGGCGATTGCGACCAGCGTCTACTTGGTCTGCGATTTCTACGGGCGGTAAGTGGCGCTGGAGAATGTCTTCCCGCCGGCTCCGCAGAACAGCGGAGTCGAGCGCGGGTCGTCACAGGCTCCGGGCGTTATCGAACCCCGGAAGCCGGTGGGCGGCTACGTCCCATCGCCCGACGAGAAAGAGATCATTCAGCGCGTGCAAGACCGTATCCAGTACACCGGACGGGACAACACGCGCTGGGCGCTCGAACGGCAGATGTTCGAGACCATCGCGTTCTTCTGCGGCATTCAGTGGATCGAGTACAGCGAGACGCAGCGGCGCTTCCAGCGCTGGAACGCGCCGTCGTGGTTCCCGACTCCCGTGACGAACCTGATTGGGCCGCGCATCGGCATCATGCAGGCAGGGATTGCCAAGTCGCAGCCACAGGGTCGCGTGCGGCCGAACACGAACGAGCCGCAGGATTTCATGGCGGCGAAGGTGGCGGAGAAGCTGGTCGGCCGCTTCTACGATGTCACCGACGAGGACGAGATCCGCGATATGGCGACGCTGATCGCGTCGCTCACCGGCACCGTGATCGCGGAGGACTGGTTCAATCCCCGCGCCGGGAAGATCCGCATGGTGCCGCGCATGCAGCTGAACACCTCGCCCGTGATGGAGGACAGCGCATACTGCGAGCAGTGCTCCGCGACTGGCGATCTCGGGCAGGTAGGGCTGCCATGTCCTGATTGCGGGCAGCCGATGGGTTCCGGCGAGCGCCAGCGTAGCTGGCCGGATGGCACGCCGATCACGACGTCCAAGCTGGACCCCGAGTTGGACGACAACGGTGAACCGGCGGTGGATGCGATCCCCGAGGGTGAGATCGAATCGCGCGTCCGGATGCTGATGAACTTTTACTGGGATCCGAAAGCCGACAAGCTGAAGATCGCGCGCTGGTGCGGCGAGGCATGTTACGCCGATCTCGACTGGATCGACGAGAACTTTCCCGAGACCGGGCCGTTCGTTGGCGCGGAAGAAGGAATCGATCAGCTGAATTTCTACGAGGCGTCCTTGCTCGCGCTGATCGGCCCATCGATTCAGGGCACGGCGCATTACGGTGCGACGCAGTTTTTCAAGAACGGCGCGGTGCTCCGCAAGTATCAGGAGAAGCCATCGCAGAAATACCCGCAGGGCTTGTTCGCGATCGTCGCCAACGGCGTGCTGCTGCATCAAGGCCCGCTGCCAATCACGGATGAGAACGGCAACGTCACTGGGGATTTCAATTACACCGAGTTTCGCTACGACGTCGTGCCGGGGCGCTTCGCCGGACGCACACCCGCCGAGGACATGGTGCCGCTGCAGAAGCGGGTGAATGGCATCGATGCGCAGCTGATCATCAATCGTAAGACGCTGTTAAACCCGTGGGTGCTGGCACCGAAAGGGAGCGGCCTGGATCCCGCACGCCAGCACATGCGGCCCGGGGCCACGGTCCTCTACAACTTTGTTGGCGTGGGGGCCGCTCCCCAAGTGGTCCCGGGCACCCCCCTGCCGGCGCAGATCATGGAGGAACGCCAGATGGCGATTCAGTCCATGGATCAGCTGGCGCAGGATGCGGCGGCCACCGTCCAGCAGCAGGCTCCGGCGAACTCGCGCTCCGGGATCGCGATGAACTTCGCGAAGGAAGCGCGCGAGGAGGTGACGATTCCTCGGCTGCGACGGTGGGGTCGGTGGATCACGGAGCGAGATCGGAAGAAGCTGCTGCTCTCACAGCGCTACTATCGCGAGCCGCGCATCGTCAAAGTCTTGGGAATCGGAAACGAGTATCAGGCGCAGGAATTCCAGGGCAGCGATCTGCGCGGCAACACCGACATCACGATCGATCCCGGCACGCTGATCTGGCGCTCGCAGTCCGCACGCCAGCAGGCGATCATGGACGCGATCGAGGCCGGGATCATCAAGCCGGACAGCCCGCAGGCGCAGCAGAAGCTGATCGAGCAACTCGGGATCGAGGGCTGGGACACCGACATCGGCCCGGACCAGCGGCGCGCGAAGAAAGAGAACGCGACGATGGACGACGGGCAGCCGGTGCAGATCACGCCCGTGGACGACCACGACGTCCACCTCTACGAGCACAACGCCCGCATGAAGGATCCGGGCTTCGATTCGCTGCCGCCGGAAGCGCAGCAGGCGTACACGCAGCACGTCCAGATGCACCAGCAAGCGCAGCAGCAGCAGCAAGACGCCGACCAGCAGGATCAGGAGCAGAAGGCGCAGCAGCTGATCGAGCTAGCGGCCGAGGCGCGAGCGAAGGGGGTCGAGGGGCTGATTGCAAATGCCCAGAAGCAGCTAACAACGGAAGATCAGAGTGGAACGAATGGTGCGAACGCCCCGCAAGGGGCCGGGTGACCGGGGGGTGCCCATACCGTCCCCCCGCTGGCGAGGGTGGGCCGCCACAGTGTCCGCCGAAGGAGTCTGACCAATGGGAGACCCAGCAGAGAGCATAAGCCCGGCCACCAGTCCGGCCAGCGCACCGGCCAGTGCGCCAGGCGGGCCAGGAGCCCCGGGCGGAGGCTCCCAGCAGGGCACCCCTACCCCCAAGGCCCCGGAGGGCGCTCCGGGCACCGCAGGACGCGCAGCAGGCACTTCTGCGCAGCCCACGGGTCAGCCGGCCGCTCCGGCTGGAGAGGGGGCGGGGGTACCGGGCAAAGCCGTCAGCGATCCGCACGTTCCGTGGCGCAAGTTCCGGGAGGCGCAGACCCAGCTGACCGAAGTCCGGCGGACCCATGCCGGTGAGATGGAACGGGTGAACGCGCAGATCGCGCACCTCACCCAAGCCAATCAGCAGCTGCAAGAGGTCAAGGGCAACTACGACATCTTGGAGCAGCTGATCGACGAGAACCCGGACCTGGCCGAGCAGCTGTACGAGCGCGCGGGAAAACTCCGGCCACGCGGGGGCGCAGCCCCCGAAGGCCGGGCACAACCCGCCACCGATCCGAATGTCCTGAACGAACTCCGCCAGCTGCGCTCGATCGTCGAGAACGACCGGCAAGCGAAGGTTGAGGCGACGAGCAACGCGAAGTTGGAGGAAACCGACCGGCAGCTGGAAGGGCAGCTGCAGGCGCTGCTCACGGAGCACGATCTGGATCAATCCTGGCTGCCGTCCGCGAAGGAGTACGTGTTCGCGGTCGCGCGGCGGATCCCGACCCTGGACATGGCGGAGGTGCCCTACGTGTTTGCGGAGTGGGCGAAGCCACTCCAAGAGCGATTGAACAACCAGCTGAACACCTGGCGCAATGGGAAATTGGCAGATCAGCGGAATCTGCCGCCGTCGCCCAATACATCCGTGGCAGTCGGCGCGCGGGAAAAAAGCGGGGCGCTCGATCGCAGCACGAAGGCGATTCTGGAAGAACGGCTCAAGCAGCAGCTCGGGTGGCGCAACGAATAAGTAGGAGACACCACCCATGGCACAGACTCCTGCCGTCATCGACAACATTTCCGAACTATCCGCCATCTTGAAGACGGTTTTCGGAGAGGGTGTCGAGCAGCAGCAAAATCTCGCCGCGATGCTCTATAAGCGCTTCGGAGAAAGCGGCGTGCGCTTCGGCGGCAACTCGTATGAGTTTCCCGCTCGCATGGTGAACACGCAGAGCGTTGGCGCTCGCGGCTACCGGATCAGCTTGCCGGAGCCCATCCTGAACATCGACGTCACGGCGCGTGTCCGCCACAAGTTCATCTACGGCACCTTCGACATCACTGGCCCGGACATCGAGAAGGGCAAGGGGAACGTGAACGCGTTCGTGAACACGCTCACGGACAAGATGCGCTCCCTGACCGAGATGATGCTGAAGGATCTGAACATCCAGACGTATCTCGACGGGACCGGCGTGCGCGCCACGGTACCGGCAGGCTTCACGGCAGGCGCAACCGCTCCGATCTCCGTCGATCAGGTGAAATTCCTGCGTGTCGGCATGCAGGTGAACGTGGTCTCCGGGGCCGACGGGGTATCGCTCCGAGGTGGCACCAACGGCGACTCCGATGCCGGCGATTCCGCTGGGACGTACTTCCAGAAGCGCTTCACCATCAGCCGGATCGATACCTCGACCGCGCCACCGACCATCCAGCTGTCGAACGCGGCTGGGACCGTGAACAGCACCAACGTGACCGGACTGATCGCAGGCGACATGATCGTCCGGCACAAGGCAGCTGGTGCGGAACTCACCGGACTCGGCGCGATCATCGACGACGGCGTGAACGATCCCGGCGCGAACGTCCTGCAGGACATCGACCGTGTGGCGAACCCGCTCTGGCGCGCGAAGATCCTGAACGCCGGAGGCGGCGACATCACGCTGCCCATGATGCAGCTGGGAATGGATCTCCCGGAGGTGTCGTCTGGGCGGCGGATCACCACCGTGATTGGCAGCTACAACATGCGGGAGCGCTACCTGCAGGTGCTGGTGCCGCAGAAGCGCTTCACCGATCTCAAGCTGGACGGCGGCTTCCAGACCCTGGAGTACAACGGGCGCGATTTCCTCGTGGACGTCGATTGCCCGGACGGTCAGGTGATCTTCCTGAACGACGACTCGATCCAGAAATTCGGGTTGTTCGATCTCGCCTTCGTCGAGCAGACCGGCGGCATTCTGAAGCACGATTCGCTGTCGGCAGGAGACGTCTTCTACGGCTACATGCGTGTGATCTGCAATCTCGGCACCACGCAAGCGAACGCCAACGCGAAAGTGACCAACGGAATCATCGATCCGAACTACGTGGTGGCGCAGTAGGAGTAAACCATGCCAGCACCGCATCCGGGGCCAATTGGCCTCATCATCAACACGATCCAGCGGTATCTCGATGACCGGAAATGGCTGTATTTCGAGCGCGGGATGATGACGCAGTGGAACGAGCTATATCTGCTCACGCAGAACAGCTATGATCCGACGCTCTCCATCCTCGGGCCGGTCGAGGGGCGCTACAGCTACAAGACGGCATCGGGCACCGTCGTGAAAGCGCCGCCGACCAACTCGCGGCTCGGAGCCCCGGGCTCGAACCCGTTGCCCGGATAGGAGTCAGCCATGGGAATGACGCTTCGGCAGTACATGGACGAACGCCTGCGGTGGATCATGTTCGAGAAGGGGCTGCAGGTCGAGTGGAACTATCTCAACCAGATCATCAACTCGCTCTGCGGCTCCGGCTTTACCGCCAGCACGACCATCCTCGAATCGGCGGACATCACGGCAGCCACCGGGCTCAACAAGAACACGAACAAGACGTTTTCGGGGACGTTCGCAACTGGTGCACAGGCTGGCGGCACGGGCTTCACGGTACCCCCGGCAGACATTGCCGGGTCCACCACGGCGGGCGTGGGGCTCGCGCCGCCGCGTCAGTCGCAGCGGGTGCCCACCTCCGGGTTCCGAGTCAGTACCTAGCGTGCCCGTTCCGGATCGCAGCGTTGTCGCCGCTCTCAAGCGGATCGACCAAGGACTCTCGGTTGCCTTCGTCGATCCGCCGGGGCGGTGGGGCGTGTACCACGATCTGCAGCTGGACGGGAATCCCGATGCGGAGATCGATCGGCTGGCGCAGGAAATCCAACTCGACGGCATGCGCATGGGCTACATGCTGGCGAAGGCGGATTGCGCACAGACTGCGAAGAACGCGCTCGTGGCGCGGAAGCTGGTCTGTTACGTGGTCGATGACGATGGCGGGTATCGGACGCTGGACAATCGCATCGTGCAGAAACTCGAACGCATGGACTATCTGCGCCGGAATTGCGGACTCCGCGACTGGCGGCAGATGCTCAATGCCCGCGCCGACGCGCTTCGACGATCGCGTGAGACGGCGCAGGGTGACGTCTGGCAGTGCATCCAACGCGACCGGATCTTCGCGAGCCAGGTGTCCGACATTCTCTGGGGCGTGCGGCCCACACGCTCCGTGATCGTCCCGGAGGGCGTCGATGCGTACGATCGTGAGCGGACTGAACAAGCCGGTGATCCTGAAGCTGCGGGGGAAGAAGCCGACGCAGATCGCGAACACGGAAGCGGTCTGGCCGCCTCGGACGGTGGAGATGCCGCCGTATCAGGCGATGCCGTTCAACGATGACGACGCCGACACGATCCTAGAGGCGTGGGCGATCCAGGGCCTCACTGAGCAGCGGCCCGGGGTCTCGTTTGAGGAAGCGCTGCTGGAAGCCAAGAGCCAGCGCATGGCGTTCCTCGATTCGTTCGTCAACCTGTTTCGCGAGGAAAACGCGCGGCGACGGGCCGGCAATGAAGGCATCTTGATGCCGCGTAAGGTGCACCGGGACGCGCTGAAGGAATTGAAGGCGCTGCAGAGCGAGCTAGCCGAAATCGACGCGGAGCTACTCGGGGAACCGGCGAAGCAGGTATTGCAGAAGCCGGTCATCGAGGACGTGGCCGCGAAGGAGCTATTGGGCTTTGGCATCAGTCCGGCAGTGGCTCCGTTGATGCCGGACGGGTTGCCCCTCACCGATACGGGAGTGTGACATGCAACGACACAAGACCCGGGCGCAGCAGGATCCCGAGCACGAACAGCCCGAGGAGGAGACCGAGGAACCTGAGCAGCCGGCTCCAACCGAGGAACCGAAGGAGGACGTCCACGAGGAAGCGCCGCCCCCCACGGACGAGGATCCGCTGGCGAATCCCGCGCACAAGGAAGGGCTCTCGACTCTCGGGACGCCGAAGAAGCCGGCCGCGCCCGGGACGAAGGCGGAGAGCGACTGACATGGCCGGCGGGAAATGGATTGCCGGCGCGATCAAGCGCCCGGGAGCCTTCACCCGGAAGGCGAAGGCGGCGGGAATGAGTACGGGTGCCTACGCGAAATCCGTACTTGCCAAGGGTTCTGGCGCGTCCACGCAGACCAAGCGACAAGCAAACCTCGCCCGCACCCTGCGTAGCTTTCACCGGGGCTAAGCCCACGCACGACAAGCGGGGCCGCCCCCGCGACAAGAGGAAAAAGCCATGGCGGCGGTAATCATTATTGCCGGCGGCAAGCCGAGTGGGGGTGAGCAGGATTACCGCAGTGGCGCTTTTCCTCCGCCTCCCTATACGCCTCAAGAGGAGGAAGAAACTCGGATTGCTCCCCGAGAAGGGCCAAGCCGGGGTGAGCAGGACTACCGAGAAATGCCGGATCAGGCTGGTGCGGGACGTGAGGATGAGCGGAACTTTGAAGGCGAGCTAAATTACGAGCGCGGGAATCTGCCAGGTGCAGTGCAGACGATCGCGGATCGACCTGATCGCATGGCGACGGTCGATCGGTTGACGCCACCGCCGTCGTCTCGGCAGCCTGGGGACACCAGCACGACGACGACACCGACGACTTCCGGTGCCGCAGCGGACGCGGTGAATCAGGCGCATCTGGAGCGGCAGCAGCGCGTGCGGGATTACCGCAACGAGGTGCTGAACGAGGGCATTCCTCGTGGTGTGGTCGGGGATGCCGCGTCGCTGGGCAATGCACTCGTCCGAGAACTCAGTGGACGTGGCACACAAGCGCGTCAGGACATGGACATCGAAGCACGCCATGCGAATCGTCTCTATGAGCGACGTGGGCGCGCGAACGTCAAGCTGCTCGATAAGAATCTCACCGAGCGGCAGTACAACCGCTACATGAGGTAAGCCATGCCGTCCGTTTCACAGGCGCAGCAGGGCTTCATGGGCGCAGCCTATGCGCGCGCGAAAGCTGGACATCCCCGCAAAGGGGATCCGGATATGTCGATCAGGCAGCTACGCGACTTTGCCGCGACACCGCGCAAAGGGCTCCCGGCGCGCGCCTCGACGCGGAAGATGCAACGATGATGGATCCGTTTTCCGCCGCGCTGCAGGCGCAGCGCATGGGGCAACCACAGCAAGGCTATTCGTCACTCGGGCAGCTGGCGGCGTCGCCGCAGGGCCAGCCATCGCCGGGTCAGGCTCCCGGCACCGCGCCGCCAGCGCAGACCCCGGGCGCGGCGCAGATTCCGCCGAACTCGACCGACAGTCCGTATCTGCAGGCACTCGCTGCCAAGTACGGCGATGAGTGGATGACGGGTACGCAAGGCGTGTATGGCGGGTAACTAGTGTATCGAGATATTTTACGATCGATCGATGAACAAGCGCGGGCAAAGAATCCGCAGGGAGGTTCTCCGCTGCCGCCGCCCGGATATGATTATTCGGCGCAGCCGAGTCCAGCAGCCGGCACCGATGAGCCGCCCGAGGACTACCTAGACCAGGGGCAGGCACCGATTCCGGCAGAGGGCTACACGGGCGGCATCGATCTCGCCGGCCCGGACGTCTCGGTGATCCGGCTGGGCAAGGACAAAGCCACACTGCATCAGCTGGCGTCCTCGCAGATGGAGAAAGAAGCCGGTGCGCAGCAACGAGCCAAGACCATCGCGGATTACGTGGCAGAGGGACAGGAACCCGGGATCGGTCGGCTGCGTGCACTGGCAGACAACGAGGACAAGATGGCGTCCAGCGATTATCTCAATGCTGGGCGAGAAGCGATGCGACACCTCGAAGAAGCCGGACGTATTAGCTACGGGGCGGACGGCTCATTAAATGCGACCGATATGTCTGCGGACGATGCACGAAAACTCCGCAACCTGAACGACCGGATGCACAGCATTGCGGAGTGGCAGGATGTGATCACGGGTGATGGCGGCGGTAGCTCAAGCGGCGGGGATCGCTTGTGGGATCCGCAAGAGGATCCTTCCATCGGTACGCATGAATGGCGAAGCAGTATCGAGGATGAGTTGCGAAAGACCCGACGCGGGATCGGCGGTGGCTAATGGCGGAAATCCCCGAGAAGATCAAGCGAGCAGAAGAAACCGAAATGAACATGATGCGCAAGGGGGCGTCGCACGCGGAAGCGGAGCGGGCGGAGAAGCGGGTACTCAATCGTCCCGGAGGGGGTAGTATGTTCTCCGGGTTCCGAAACCTGAAGCGCGGAGGATCACGATGAGCGCAGGCTATGCAGCACCGATGGCTCCCAAGGGGGGCTCGAACAGCACGGGCGGAGGCGGCGGGCGCATGAAGATGCCCCGTGACATCAACCCGCGCTCCAGCAGCGCCTTCAAGTCGAGTGGCGGCGCGCGCTCGAACTTTGAGCATGGAGGCGGCAAGCGCATCTTCTCACGGGGAACGCGGTGATGGCGAAGCAGACCATCATGGGGGATGACAGCTTCGGGAGTCGGAACCTGATCAGTCGCTTCGGCAAGGGACCGTCGATTCCTCGGGGCGAGGGTAGTTTGAAGCCGACGCCGGACCAGATGCCGAACATCAAGCGGCAGGACGTGCGACGTGACAGCGTGGACACGTTCCAGCGTAGCTCGCGGCGTGGGCTCGGACGAGACGTCGGACGTTCCTAAGTGGGTCTCCCATTCACCACCGTCCAAGATCTCTACACCGGTCTACGCTCGATCAGCGATCACTCCCGTCCAGCGTACGACCAGGAGATTCTTGGTGCCTTGAACTTCGGGTACAAGGAGGCAATTCGCACGATCGCAGCCGTGCGCACCGAATTATTCGCGTCGTTCACAAACAGTTTTACCCTTCCAGCGAGCGCATACGAAATCGACGTGTCTACGCTCGATCCCCCTATGCTGCGCCCCGTCCGACTCATGGTCCGCAGTCAAAGTGGATCCAACCGCGCCATCGTGTTCCGCTATCGCGCATTACACAGCCAAGATTACGAAGCCGCTGAAATCTCCCAGAGCAGCGGCACCTTCAACACCATCCTGTACGACATCCTGCAAGGGAAATTCCCTGGCGCGACGACAACGCTGACCAGCACCGGCACGGGTACGACGCTCAATGTAGCCGACGCAACAAATTTCCCGCCCGGGACGTTCTTCAGCATGCCGGTCCCTCCGCGCGTGTCGATGCCGAACACCAGTTTCACGCCACAGCCACAGGGGACGGAAGCGTATTACGGCTTGGTGCAGGCACGGCTGACGAATCAGCTGACCGTTGCCCCGGCGATCACGGGTGTCTATACCGCCCCGACCGGTACGGTGTTGACGCAGCTGCAGCGCATGATTCTCCGCGTGGCGAATCCGCCGACGCAGCAGCAGACCGGGCAACTCTGGTACCAGTACCGTCCACGCCGGCTAGTCAACCTCGACGAATTCATCGATCCGATCGTGGCTGAGTACCAAGACCTGATTCTCTACTACGCGCTCTCGCAGTACCTCGGCGGCGTGGATGACAGCGAAGCCGGATCGTGGCTGCAGAAAGCGCAGCTGCTCAAATCGGAGGTGATGCAGGATCTCGAACCTCTCTCCGGCCAGAACAGTGAAGCCCTCGACTCTGATCTCTGGGCATTGGGTTGATGCCGACTGAGTGGCAGAAGGTGCAGGGCGGCCCGGCATTCCGGGGCTTGCTCCGTCGCCGGCAGATGCAGCTGGACGATCTGCAGTATTTCGAGGCGCTGCAGAACGTGGACACGTATGGTGGCGCGATCGCGAAACGCGCGGGCTCGCAGCTGGTGAATGGCTACGCGACGGTGTTCACGTCGCCGGGCAATATCAGCGATACGGTCCTCACGGTGCGGGATGGACAGGGCTTTACCGCCAGTCAGCCGGTGTACATCGGCAGCGGGACGTACACTGTGATTGCCAAGACTGCGACGACGATCAGCATCTCCCCCGGATTGACGGCGGGACAGTCAATCAACACGCCGATCGTGCAAGCGTTCCCGTGGGTCAATACGGCAACGACGCCGCCATCGATCCCGAACATTCAGACGCTGTTCCAGGCAGTGTATCGCAATGGCGACAAATGGCAGCTGGCGTCGATCAATTCCGCGCCGTTTGTCGTAAAGGCAGGACAGGCCCCGTATCCCATGGATCGCTCCTACCTGCCGACGTTGCCCCCGGTGATCGTGCGAGCGACGCCGGCACCGACCACGACCAGCGCACGGATTTCGTGGGGGGAAGGCATCAAGGCAGGTGATTGGATCTGCATTGGAGCCGCAGGACGTGATGGACAGTACGCGCGCGGGGTGCAGGTGCAATCGGTCGCGGTCACGACCGGTCTCGACGCGGACATTACGTGGTCACCTGCAATGCAAGCGGCTCCGGCGTCTGGCGACTATCTGTACTACTACACGCCGACGGTGAACAACAGCGCGCAGCCACCGCCGGAATTCGTGCAGTACGGGAATTACACGTTCATGGTGGGCGGCTTGATGAGCGATACGCTTGGACACGGCTGGCCGACCACGCCGATCGTGTTCCGGCAGACCGGCACGCCGACCCCCGCGCCCGGCGCGACGCTCTACATGAACACGGCCGGCATTCACCCGCCGACGACTCCCCCGCTGATCGACTACTACGTGCTACCAGATGGCGGGTTGCTAAATGCGACGTACAAGTATCGCATCCGATTCTTCAATTCCAAGACCGGGCAGGAATCAGAAGGTGGTCCGAATACGACGGCGACCGTGACAGGCAGTTTCAATGCGGTGAGTCTGTTCATCAACGGCTCACCTGATCCCCAAGTCGATCAGATTCACATCTACCGCACGGTGGCTGGAGGTGATGGGCAATGGTACCGCGTGCAGAATGTGCATCTGTTTCCGCCTTCGACCAGCCCATTGACCAACGTGATTGCCAATCCACTGACCGGCAGCGCGCTGCAGGTATGGGACGTCACGCCCGATACACAGCTGGGCGAGGTGATGCGCGACTTCCAAGACAACCAGATGCAGACTTCGATTTCGCTGCTGGCGATTTGGGGACAGGCCAATCGCCTGATCGGCCTTGACCGCGTGCAGAACTCGGTCTGGTATTCGGACCAGCCTGATCTCGCGACCGGACGGCTCAAGGGGGAAAGCTGGCCGGTGAACAACCAGATCTTCATCAGCTACGACGATGGCGATCCGCTCACCGGGATCGCGTCGTTCTTCGATTCCGTACTCATCTTCAAGGAGCACTCCGTGTGGCGGATCACCGGGATTCCCCCGGACATCAAGATCGAGCCACTCCATTTCCGCCAGGACCAGACCGCCACCGGATGCCTATCGCAGCGGCTGATTCTGGTGGATCACGACGAGGTGATCTATCGCGGCTCGGACGCCATCTACGAGTTGAATCGCTTCGAGGGGCAGGCGGAGGGATTCAAGTCGCAGCGGTTGTCCTTGCCGATCGATGAACTGGTACAGGCGGGATTCAACAACGCGATCGAGGCTCCTGTGGCGCATGCGGTGTACTACCGCTACAAGCGGCAGGCGCGCTTCTGGGAAACCACGCGGCGCGCACTGGTGCTGCAATTCGAGTCCACCGTGGAAGGGGAACCCTTTGGCTGGATGAAATGGATTGCAGACGTCCCGACCGTGCCGGGCATGCCGACGAGTCCAGCTGGCCCCCGGTGCTCCTGCATTTCGCGCTATGATTCCACCGTGGTGCGGGGAGTGACTTCTCCGCTCATGCCAGGCTCGATGGTCGATGCAGTGAATTTCGTCGCAATCGATGGTGGAATCATCGTGCAGCTGGACATCGGGACAGCGGACTACGGCTGCGGACTGTACGAGGTACAGATTGCCCCCCTTCGATTCAGCCCCGCCACACGCGGCGTGCCAGCGCGGGGACGGGCAATCGACTGGCAAGTGCAGCAGGTGAACGGGACGACCGCAGGGATCGAGGTGCTGACGGATTGGATGACGAGCAAGGTCAGCACGCCACTGATCTTGGTCGATGGGCTCAACACATTTGCTCCGGCGCAGATCGATCTCATCGGCATGCCGGTGCCAGCATTCGATACGCTCGCCACGCTGATCATCGCGCCGGGACATCATCACGAGTTTTTCTGGCGGGAATCCGATCTCGCCTCGTACTACCGGATTCAGGGCTGGACGTACTGGTTCCAGCCGCTCTCGAAGAAGGCAGTCTGGCGGAAGGCGAAGCAGACCACGCCGGCTCCCATCATCACGACGCCGACCCCGTGAGGCACGCATGGCAGACGCACCGCCAGTAGCTGGGCAGCCACTCGCATACGAAGATCAGCCGAACACGGGACCGCCGGCTCTCGCGATCGGGGGTCAGAGTCCGCAGCAGGCAGCGAAGGAGGCGCGCAGGACCGGTCGGCAACAGGGACTCCGTGGCAAGCAGCTGAAGGACGTCGTGAAGCGGGCGCGGCAGAGCGCAAGCCAGGCGCAGACGGAGTGGGCGACCAAGGCACTCAATCTGCCGCCGGACACGATGAAATATGTGAAACGCCCGAAGAAGTTTATCAAGAACCTGCTGGCCGGAAAAGGGCCGGCATTCAAGAAAATGGCGCTGCTCCGGCAGGCGTCGAAGGATCTCGGCTACACGCAGGCGCAGGACAAGATGACTGGCGTGGTGGGCCAGAACATCGATCCTACGACCGGCCAGCCGATCGTGACGTATCACCAAGAAGTCACGCCCGAGATGCAGGAGTGGGCGAAGACCGTCGGTGCGCACATCGATCCGACCACCGGGCATGTGATGGGACTCACGCCCGAGGAACGGGCGACGTACTTCAACACCCTGGCACAGCCGATCAAGACACAGGCAGCCGGCGCATACGAGTCCGAGGGACAGCGGGAGGCGGCAGCAGGCATCGATCCACGCTCTGGCGTGGCCGGAGAGCGCGCCCGGATGATCGGGACAGCCGAAGCCTCTCAGCTGGCCGGCGCGGGGCAGCAGACGGCTCTGGAGGACATTGCGCGGCAGAAGGATTGGGAGGGCTACTCGAACAACCTGGCGCAGCTGGAGGAAAGCCAGCGCGCGTCCATGATGGCGGGAGACATCAACAAGTACGGCATCGTGCAAACTGGACTGACGAACCTCGCGCAGCTGGGAGAGAATCAGCGGCAGTTCGACGTCACCTACACCGAGGGTCAGCGGCAGGCAGCGCAGCGGCGGGCGGACGCGAAGCGGGCGGCGGAGGAAGCAACGCCGAGCGGAATGGAGAAGGCAGCAGCGGGACTCTCGGGACTCTTGGGCGGTCTCGGCATGGGCGGCGGTGGTGGCGGCGGTGGCATGATGAAGATGGGTGGCTAATGAGCATTTGGGATTGGTTTACCGGCGGCACGGACACCACGGCGTCTGCGGCGAATCTCTATCCGGATACCATTCCGACGGCGAGCACGGCAGCGAGCAGCCAGAGCGAAGCGGACTACATTCGCTCGCTGGGACAGACACCACCGACGGACGTCACCTACGAAGGTCCGTCTACGCGGATCGATCCGCAGGAACAGAAAATCCTGTTCCCGAGAGGACTCCCGAGCGAAGCACACAGCGGCGCGCTCGCGGAACTCGCGCGCGCATCGTCGCAGCAGCCGCCACCGCAGCAGCCGCCACAGATGGCTCCGAGTGGTGGGGGCAGTCAGGTCAGCGCGCCGAGCGGACGAGGCTCCGACGCCTCGCGCGTGTGGAATACGACCGATCGCACGGCGATCGCCAAGATGGCGCGGGAGTATCGGCAAGAAGGCGCGTACGGATCGCTGGGACATTCGATCGGCACGATCATCAAGATACTCGCATCCATGGGTGCAGGCGCAGCGGCGGCGGGGGCAGGAGCGGGGGCTGGTGCTGGGGCGGCGGCGGGGGCGGGAGGAAGTGCCAGCGCGGCAGGTGGAGCCGCTGCAGGAGCGGCACCCGCTGCAGGGACAGCAGCGGGTGCTAGCTCCGGGGCCACGAGTGGTGCGACGACTGGTGCTGATGCTGCTGGAGGTTCTTTCAGCAGCGGTTTCTGGCAGGGCGTGCAGGGGCAGCAGGGCAGTGGCTGGGGCAACTATCTCGGGCAGCTGGCACGGAAGGAAGGCCAGTCCATGCTGCAGTCGTCCATGAGCGGCGGGGGAGGCGGTGGCGGCGGTGGTGGTGGCACGCCCGGGGGTGCAGCCGGTGTGCAGGCATGGGAGAACAAGTACACGTATGGCAGTTCTACCGAGCCGGAAGCCCGGACGGCGCAGCAACTCTTGGAAATGCATCTGATGACTCCCGAGAAAGCGTGGGCAAATCAGATCCTCGCTGATCAAACTGACGCGCTCGTGCAGAGCGACATCCCGTGGGCGTAAGCGATGCCAGACATCCCGTGGAATGAAGGGGGCGCGATCCTCGCGCTGGCGAATATGCGCGAGCGCCGGGGGCAGCAGAAACTCCAGGCGATCTCCGGGATCACCGGGTCCGTGGGGAGCATGATCGCGGACTATCGCCAGCAGAAGCAGCTGGACGATCAGAAGCAGCAAGAACTCGACGCGCTTCAGCGGTCCTACCAGACCCCAGAGGAAGCAGCGGCACAGGCGGCAGCAGCGGGCGACCAGCAGAGGAACGATACGCCGACCGTGGACAAGACACAGCCGGCGAAGGACGTCGATCAGCAATCCGTCGGATCGCACGAAGGCATCGGGCACGGCGTGCCGTGGGCTCCGGATCCGAATGCCCCGGCGTGGACACCGGTCAACTGGAACGAGCCGCAAGAGACCGCGAGTCCCGGGACCAAGACGGCGACCGATGTGCAGACGTCGAAGCAGCCATCGGGCGCGAAGCCGGAAGCACCGACGCAGGACAATACCGCGAACACCGGAGCGCCGGCCACGAAGGATCAGGCCACCGCAACCCCGCCAGAAGATCCGAATGCGACGGCGCTCGACAAGATGGGCACCTTCGCGAAAGGCTTGCCGGGAAAGGCGTACTCGGCGCTCAGCAGCTTGGCCGGCAGCCGGTTCGCGCATCGTGTGGGTGACATCTTCGGCGTGTCCGATCCGTGGCGCGAGAACATCGATCACCGGATCGCGTTGCTGCAGGGCCGGGCGATGGCGGAGCAGCGGGAAGCAAAGCTGCTCGGACTGATGAATCCGCTGATGGGGCGGGTCGAAGGCGTCGGGGGTATTCGCACAGCCGCCCCGAACCTGGCAGCGGGAATCAACCCGGATCAGTGGCGGCTCTATCCCCCGCATTTCGGCCAGAGTGCCGGCGCGACGCAGTGGGCGATTCGGCTCGAAGCGATGAAGGATCCGAATGGCCCAGCCGCTGCCGCCGTCAAGATGTACGACTACGTGCAGATGTACAAGTCGCTGCCGCCAATCGCGAAAATGGGCGAGTGGTTGTCGCAGATGACGCCAGAGCAGCGGCAGAACGCGTGGAAGCTGTACACCGCTATGCACGCCGCTGGTTGGGGCGGCCCGGAAACGACGGAAGAAGCGATGCACGCGCTCGACAATCCGGCCGGGGCAGGTGGCCCACCACCGGAATTGTCCGAAACGTTTGGCTTCGGCCAGAACGCGATGGTGCGGACTGATACTGGTACCACGACTGGTCCTCCTGGCACGGTGCCGACGCGGACGAACAATCCGGGCGACATCATGGTTACGGAGTGGACGAAGGCGCAGCCCGGCTATGCGGGGGTCGGGCCGAAGAAAAAGGACGGCGGGAATATCGCGCTGTTCGATACGCCGGAGCACGGCGCGATGGCGATGGAGAAGCTGCTGCATCGCCCGATGTATCAGCGGCGGACGGTGGGCGATGCCCTGACGCTCTGGTCGCACGGCGGGTACAAGAACGTCAAGATCTCCCGCGAGACGGGCATTGATCTCAATCGCCCCATGTCGTCGCTCACGCCGGAGGAATCCAAACGCCTCACCTACGCGATGGCGCGCGCCGAGGGCTATCAATTTGGCGGCGAGGGCACGGCGGCATTGCCGGGAGGAACGAAGCCGCCCGCGCGAGGCCCGCTCCACGGACTCGCCACGCGAGGGCAAAAGCCGCACGTCGATTTCAATAAGCCACCACAACGTACCGCCGGGGCTGGTGGACCAAAACCCCACGTTGATTTCAATAAGCCGCCAGCCGGGAAACCGCCAGCAGGGAAGCCGCCAGAGAGAACGAGCAGCCTTGGACCGAATATCAGCAGTGGAATGATCTCGTCGCTGCAGGGGTGAGTCATGGCGGTGATGGATTACGACGAAGCCCTGCAGGCCATTCAGCAGAAGGCTGACGAAATCGGGGAGAAGCCTGGCTCGCCCTGGTGGACCGATGAACTTGGCCGCTGGGCGAAATCGAATCCCGAGGGTGCAAAGAAGGCAGGCATCCGCGCAGCTGGCCCGAAACCCCAGCAGCCGCCTGGCGACACTGGTGGTGCGGTCTCGACGCAGGACAGCGGCGCGGATCCGCAAGGGCTAGTCGCCGGACTCGTACGCGGAGCCGAGCAGACCGGCTTCGGACACAAGATCTACCAGTGGGTCGAGGGCGAACCCGAGCCGCCGGAGATCGAACAGTGGCAGCCGAAGGGCTACGCCAGCGAGTTTGGGCACATGATCGGCGGCAACCTGCCGGCGATCACAGCGGCAGCGATTGCGAAGAAGGCCGGGCTCCCCGGACGCGCCGCTGCCGGACTCGGCTGGATCGGAGTCGGCGCGATCGATGCCATGCTGCGTGAGAAGCAGCGGCAGGACGAAGCGTGGCAGCAGAAGCTGCAGCAAGAGGGCTATCCGACCACGCCGCAGGTGGACGAGAAAGGGCAGCCGATCACCGACGAGCGCGGTACGCCGATTCAGCCGCCACCGCAGGACAACCGCGACCTGATCAAGATTCTCGAAGCGGGCGGGAAGGCGGGCGTCGAGAACGCCGCAACCCTGCTGGCTGGCGAAGGCGCAGGGGCGGCAGCGACGAAGATTGCGGGCAAGGTCGGCCGCTTCTTCAAGCCCGGCACGCAGGCGATCCTCGAAAAACTGAGTGGAGCCGCCGGACGGCTCACTGGCTATGGAGCCGGCGGTGGGACCACGCAAGCGGTCGAGGAAGAACTCGCCGGCAAGCATCGCGGTGAGACCGCC